AAACACAAACTTAAATCAATATATAAAAAAGAATGAAACAAAAGATTTTTCAGGCACTCAAAACGCGGTATTCGAGCCTCGGGTTGGGTGATGAGATTCTCACTTCGCACGCCGATGCCCTCGCGAAGCTCGGTTTTGTGACAGATGACAATCTCGGTTTTGTTGTAGAACAGCAAGCGGACTATCTCGCGAATTTGCAAAAGCTGAATGACAGGCGTGTCAATGAGGCGGTTGCGAAGACGAAGAAGGATGCGGAGGATGAAGCAGCCAAGAAGAAAGCCGCCGAAGAGGAGGCAAAAAAGGCAGCGGCAGAGGAAGCAGCCAAGAAGAAGGCCGCAGAGGAGGAAGCCGCAAAGAAGAAAGCCGATGAGGAAGCCAAGGCGAAAGCCAAGGCAGAGGAGGAGGCACGCAAAGCGGAGGAGTTGAAGAAGAACACGGAAATCCCAGAATGGTTCAAGCTCTATCAGCAGCAGGCCGAAGACGACCGCAAGAAGCGCGAGGAGGAGTACCAGAAGACCATCGAGGAAATCCGCAAGCAGCACGAGGAGCAGACCAAGGCACAAGCCGCCACCATCGAAGAGATGAAGAAGAAGAACGATGACCTCTCCAAAGGCTACAAAGCCATGAAGGACGAGGCTGACGCTGCCAAGGCTGCGAGTGCCCAACGTGCAAGACAGGACTTCATCACCAAGACGGCAAAGGAACTCAAGATTCCCGACTATCGCATCGAGGAGGGTTTTGTCCTTCCAGCCGATGCCACGGAGGATGCCATCAAGGAGAAACTCACCTCCATCGCGAACAACATCACCAAGCACGAACTGCCTGGAAGTCCTACACCATATCCCAAGGGCGATGGCAAACCGACCAAGGAGGAGGTTAGCAAAATCGCCGAAAGTCTAATTCACTAAAACAAGAAAACAAAGACAATGATTGCAAATGCAAATCGCGGAAAGCGCGGGATTCTTTTCGGCTTGGACTCGGTTGTAGTCCAGAAGTTCATCTCGGGCATCCCTGGGGGTCGTACCTTGAAGGTTGAAGGATTCCCCCTTTCGGTAATTCCAGCGGGTCACGTCATCATCGAGAAGGAAGGTGTATATTCTCCAATGCCCGTAAGTGCCGCCACTACCACCGTATATGGAGCATCAGCCGATGCCACCACCACCTACGAGACCTCGGCAGCAGCCACCGCAGCAGGTGTGGAGAACCCCGTAGCCATCACCAAGCCTGTCCTCAACGAGGATGGCGAGCAGACCTATGTCTATGGGTCGCTCCCACAAGGTGCAAAGTACGTGGGTATCAACTACCGCACCATCGAGAAGACCAACCCCCAGTCATCCATCATGTATGACGGCGTGGTGAACCCAGAGTGTATGTATGTCAGCATCGAGAGCATCAAGAGTGCCTTCCTTGCCGCAGTGCCTCACATCATCTTCCAGAAGGACGAGAATGTGGGGACGGTGTATAACGCCTAAAACCATAAGAAATGAACAAGTCATTATACTTTGAATTTGTCCACGAGAACTTCCCCTCCCTCGTCACCGAGATTGTGGAGAAGCTCAATGAGAAGAGGCAGCAGACCCTTCCCTATTTCTTCCGTGACCTTCTTGACACCACCTATTCGCCCGATGGTCGCTGGGCAAGCGTGCTTGCGGAGTACACCCGCGTAGCCGCCGATGTGGTTTCTCTTGACTCCGAACTCCCACTCAAGAGCCGTGACGCGCTCTCGACCGCACAGGGCGAGATTCCGAAGATGGGTCTCAAGATGTACCTTTCGGAGAAGCAGATGAAGGACATCGACGCTATGGTAGCACAGCAGCGTCCATTCCCGATGATTGCCCGCAAGATTTTCGAGGACACTCCCCGTGTCATCGAGGCCATCTGGGAGCGCATCGAGGACATCTTCCTTTCGGAGCTTTCCACTGGCGTGGGTCTTTCGTATGCCAACAACGGCACTGGTGTCCGTGTGGACGTGGGTTATCTCGACTCCCACAAGTTCGGTGTAGCAACCCTGTGGAATGACGTGGAGAATGCCCTCCCCATCGACGACATGCAGAAGATTTTCGACAAGGCCGTGGATGACCAGAACACCATCACCGACATTTGGCTTGATGACTTCGCGCTCACCCGCCTCTACAAGAACAAACAAGTTCGCGGTCAGTATGCCTTCGACATGGGCGTTACCACCAACAACAACACCGTTCCTACCCTTGACTTCGACAAGGCTGCGCAGGTCATCCAGACCAAGTGGGGTGTCAACATCCACCGCGTGGCAAGGAAGATTAAGACCGAAATCAACGGCAAGAAGCAGAACCACAATCCTTGGCAGGAGGGTATGGTTGTCTTCACCTGCGACACCAAACTTGGCGACCTCGTTTGGAGTGACGTAGCCGAGGCAACCCGCCGTGTTCCCAACGTGGATTACCAGACCGCCGACGAGTACATCTTGGTTTCCAAGTATTCTCTCGTTGACCCACTGCGCGAGTTCACCGCTTCGCAGGCTATGGTACTCCCCGTAATCAACAATGTTGACCGCATCTACACCCTCGACTCGAAGACGGTGCAGGCATAACACGTTCTGACAATGAAGGTTGTTGTTCTCAATGAGTTCCGTGACAAGACGAGGTTCACTCTTGTTCACCATATTGGGGAAACCCTTGAGGTGGATGAGGAAAGGGGCAAGACCCTCATTAGCTTACACTTGGTGGAGGAGTGGAAGGAGATTCCCGAAACTCCCCCTACCGAGGGTAGTGAGGAAAACACCCAGACAACGGACGAAAGTTCGGAAGTGACCGAAACCACGGAGTCGGAAACATCCGATAACACGGAAAAGGTCTTGGACAAAAATCCCGAAACCGAAGAGTCGGAAACATCCGATGAAACGGGGAAGGATGTCACCGAAGAAACCCCCGAACCAAAGCGTAAGAGGAAGAAGAAATGACCATAGGAGAGTACATAAGAACCACGTTGAACCCGTATGGGGTGAACGAGACCACCATCTTCGACATCCTCTTGGAGTCGGGGATGGAGGAAACGGATGACTATACTGCGGAGAACCAAGCCGCAGTGGGTCGCGCCCTATGTTCGGGTATAGAAAGCATCCTTTTCCAGCCAAGGCTGAAAAGCATCTCGGAAAACGGATTCTCGGAGACGTGGGATTATGCCAACCTCGGCAAGTTCTATCTATGGTTGTGTCGGAAGTGGGGAGTAAAGCCTGACGAAGAAGCCACGGCTGCACTCGACATGAATGTAATAACCGATAGAACTGGAAAGTGGTGATATGTTCTACAAACCTCATACGCTAACCTACCGCCGACCCCAAGTGTCGCGCGACGAGTACGGAAGACCCGTATCTTCGGAGGGGGAATGGCTTGACGGGGGAGGATGCCGATGTGATGACGATTCCACGCAAGACCTCATCAGCGACAACGGCACAGTCTATCGCTCAACTTACAAAATCGTCATAGAGGGAAAGACCGAAATCCAAGCGGGGGATGAGGTTATAGCCTATGACGGTGAGAAGGTGAGGGGACGTGGGAAAGTCAACAGAGTCATCCGAACCAACAAGCTAAACTATTCCGTGATATGGGTGTAAGGAAGGACTTCTCCGATGTAGATAAATTCTTCAAGGAGGGGGTAGAAGAGGTGATGAACGAGATGGACAAGGTGGGGAGAAAGGCGGTGTCCTACGCGAAAGCCACGGGCAACTACCAAGACCACACTGGACATCTGCGTGCCTCGAACCGATACTTTGTAACACCCAATGGACTGACCATAATGAATGTCGCCGAATATGCCTCCTATGTCGAGTCGAAAGGCTTCACGGTGGTAGGCGCGGCGGCACTCTTCGCGGAGCAGCAACTTAAAAAAGTCTTTGAATGATAACCACCACCGATGCGGTAAATATCGTCCACAACTATGCCCTATCCCTTGGATTCCCCGTATATCAGAGGGGCAACATCCCGAGGGGTGAGGTGACAGAGCCGAGGGTGACGATATTCTCCGATACACTTACCCCAGAGACATACTGGAACAAGTGTTTTATTATGGTGAACCTCTCCGCACCCGACATAGAGGGTGAAGCGGACAGGCGTACCCTCCAAGAGCTTGAAAGGGCGGGAATGGAACTCTTTGAGTCCATCGTTGGAGAGTATGATGGGACAACATTCAGGATTAAGTGGGCGGGAACGAACACAGAGGAGGACAGGCAACTTCGTTGTCACTACGTGAATTTACGTCTATTGTTTAACATTCTAAATGTAAAATAAATGGCAAACAAACAAGTATCGGGAGTAGATGTCGAGAAGATTTGGTATGCGGACTACACCGCGTGGGATTCCCTCAATGCACAGGTCACTGGTGCTAACGTGAAGGCTCTCATTGAGGCCAACACCACCAAGGAAATCAAGAACGTCCATCAGGACACTTGGCAGATTGAGGAAACCGAATCTTCGCAGGACTCCTACAAGAACCAGCTCACGGGTTCGGTTTACCGAATGGGGTCGAAGACGATGGGAGAGGTTCAGATTAACTTCACCATCGGTCGCTATGACTACCAGACCAAGGCTGACCTCTTGGGCGGCACGGTTATCACCAACCAAGGCGGTGATGCCGTAGGCTGGGCGCGTGCGCGTGGCACTGTGGACTTGAGGAAGATTATTGTCGCCCGTACCGAGGACAAGCAGTACATCGTCCTTCCCTACGCGAACATCAACACCCGCGAAGCAAACACCGATGGTGCTATCGGTCTGGCTTGCAACGCAACTGCGATGGAGCCGCAGAACGAGCTGCTTTCGCCAGAACTTTGGTTCGACGAGGACGAGGTTGACTAAATAAGGTCTTCATATTCATTTCTTCGGGATGTGTGGGAGAAAATCCCGTGCATCCCGATTTTCATATTATGAGCAAAGGGAGTAAATTAGTATCAAGTGCCCTGTTGGGGTATGATATCGCAACGTGCTTTGTGAACGGGAAATGCTATGTGATAAAACCGCCCACGATACATATCTTGGCTGGTGTCGGTCATTCCTTGGGTGAGCTGGGCGAGGCTCGTGACATAAGCACGATATTGCAGACCGCCCTATACGGAGCGGAGGGGTGTGCCAAGGCATTGAGCTACCTAATCACTGGGGACGAAAGTCTGACGGAGGAACTCTCCAAG